TCACCACTAGTAACAGTAACTGCACCAGTAGTAGAGTTTTTAGAAATCTGTTGAAACCCATTTTCCGAACGGACTGGGCCATTAAAAGTTGTTTTAGCCATGTGTATCTCCTGTCGTGGCTAGTGTCTAACGTTCCATGTGGAACAATTAGTCAGGAAAGAAAAGGGGGCGCAAAGCACCCCCATATCCGTTAGCTTGATCCGGGTGAACCGAAAATTCCAAGTGGGTCACTTACTCCAAAAGAGTATCGCTCCCTAGCCTTGTATCTCACGTTACCAGTATCAAAGTCTCCGTCCATGCTTGTCTCAAGCGCGGTACGCTCAAAATGCTTCAGACCATTAGGAACATCCGTAATGATGAAGAATGCATTTGAGTCAGTCAAATAATGATTTACCGCGTATCCTTCTGGAATTGCTCCCATGTTTTGGATAGCGTTAATATCGTTATCGGCTGTAGCAACACGCTGTGTTGATTCCAGCAACCTAGTCGCTGTAAACATCAAAGCAGGCGGAACAATCAAACGACGAGGCCGTGCAGCAATTAACAATCCACGCTCATCAGTGAAAGCAGCAATCGAAATGATTGCATTTTCTAAGGATGTCTCGTTAAGGTCTGCGCCAGTAGTCGGACGGTTTGAATTCGTCCCACCGTTAACAAGCGGATGAGATGCGCTAAACAAAGCAACACCATCGCCTGAACTAAAGGCTGTCGTAAAACCGTTGTTAAGAGGATTAACCGACTTAACCTGCTTGGTATACGCCATAGCACGGGCGAGAGCTTTGGTATAACGTGCAGACAATGAGTCATACAAATTATCTTCCATAGCCTCTTCCGTAATCGCGAAACCCATAGCAATAGTTTCGTGGTTGTAACGTGCAGTGAAAGACTCTTGTGCTGAATCATAAGAGATTGCAGAACCTTCGTTTTTCACGGGAGCAGCACCAAAGCCGCTCAACTTTACTTCCTCTTCAAAAGAACGTTCAGAGCTTTCTGTCTCATAAATGAGTTCATGCTCGTCTTCGTATTTACCATACTCCAAACCAAAAAGGGCGTTAAGACCCGGAAGGAGTTCCTTAAGCATTTGCGCTCTAGAAATAGCCATTCGTTAGTCTCCTTATACGCCAAGTTTCGTTTCGTATGCATGGCTTAGTGGCAAATATGTCACTAAACAATCCGTAAAGGCATCACCAACTGCGCTGGATGGGCCATCTACGAATTCAACAATACGAAGTGGTAAAGTATTAGTAGTAGCAATAGAACCGCCATCTAAGGCGTTCTTGCTTCTACCGATTGCAGTCGATCCCGCTGTACTAACCGCTGAGACATTGTTTCCAAGCCCAGTCTGAGCAATAGCCTCATCTCCCTGCATTTGGAAAACAAGCTTAGGATCATCAACAACATACGCCATAATGTCGTCTGCTGCTGTAGAAGCCGGAAATTGCTGGTTAAAAGTTAACTGGCTAGTACTTGGATCAGTGTAGGAAACTCCTACAAAGATGCCGACAGTGCCGGCAGCAACAGAGGTTGTAACCGCTGCTTTCTCTAAAGTACCTGCTGCAACTAGTTTGACGAAATCGCCGTAGAAAATCGCTGTGCCGTAACCACTAGCAATCTTAATGTGTCGAACTTTTCCTGTATAAGAGCCGCTCGCACTAAGAGTGTTTACTGGTTCAGCACCCATTGGGATTGCTGTGGTAGCCATAAATGACCTCCTTATCTATAGAAACAACCCAGCAACTTGGGTTAGTCTCTACCAAAAGTAGTTCTCGTACTTCTCTCTGGATTTAAGAGAGGCATACGAGGGTCGTTTTCGCGCATAAAGTTATTATCAACGGAGTTCATCTGGTCATTTGCCATATTCTGGAAATGAGCCTCTCTGGCAGCCATTGTTTCAGCGGGAGCCTTGCATAAAAGCAAACCACCTACTTCAAGATTACCTTCAAACCTAGAACCAACATCTGGTTGCAGCTTGAGTTCAAGATGATCTTCAGCCTTGCATGGCTCCCAACCTTCTCTAAACATCTGCGAAACATGAGTGTTATCAGATTGCCCAAGGATACTGGTTCGTACCCATCGGAAAACCCAACCGTCTTTTGGCTCTGGATCTGGCAGCACTGAAGCTGGTATCCACTTATCGCTCGGTCTTTCATCCGCTTTACGCGAAGTATTGTTTCTTGGTGTGCGCTCTTCAGGCATCAAAAATTCCCCTTAATGAGTTCTTTTGCATACTGTTCATTGGTTAACCCAAGTCGCTTGGCGAGTGCAACCTGAGTGGACGTTAACTGTATTTTGCGCGGTTTAGCACCGTTATTCCTTGCGGAAGGTGCCACCACCGACGAGGGCTGATTAGCAGTCACAGTCGCGGTACGTCCATCTGTATCGCTTTCATCCTGCCAACCGTAATTTGGATACGATCCTCTCATACCATTGTCTACATACTGGAAGTATTGAGGAGAGTTGGGTCTTAACCCTTGATCCCTCAATGCTTCTTCATGCAGGCCATAAGCTGTCGCGGTCATTGCCTTGTTGTCTGGATTCATAAACCAAGGATTGCGTTCAGCCCAAGCCGCAGACTCTGGAGAAGGCTCAGGCGGTGCCACTTGTTGAGATGGAGCTGGCGCTACAGGAGCCTGTCGGTATTCCTGCTGCGGAGGAGGCGGTTGCCATTGCTCCTGCTGGGGTAGGTTGTTTTCATACCTCTCAGCCTCTGTCAGCTCTGCCTGAGCTTTAATTAAATCTTCTTGTGCAGAAACCACATTATCTGTATCCCCTTCTTCATACGCTTTCTTGTATTTAGACCTAGCGTTCTCAAGGGTCATTTCTGCTTTTTGCTTTACTGTATTAATCAAAGCACCTTCGCCTCGATTAATTAAAGCCTCGTATTCTTTGTTTTTGTTTGCGAGAACTTGGGCGACTTTAACCGCCTCATCACGCATTCTTTCAGATGCTTCTCTTTGTCTACGTTCTTCGTTCTGTTCGTAACGCAGCTTATTGATTCGCTTCTGAACCTTTTCGCTATAACCACTTAGCTCATCATCACCGACTTCCTCAGATGAAGACTTTGGCGGTCTGCGATCTTCCGGCGGCCTATCGTCAACAACCTCATACTCAACATCAGAAACCTCTGAGTCTGATTCTTCCTGACTAACCGTTCCTTTTTTGCTAATAGTTGTTTTTACGCCAAAGAATCTATCTTCAGCACTTGCAGGAGATTCATTCTCCAGTTCTTGTTGTACTTCGCTCATACCTTAACAATCCCCCTTGGGTCTTCAACAACAGCTTCCACTGAGTCGTCATTAATCAAACGAAACTCCTTTCCATGCACTTTGAATCTGGTGCCTGAATAAGACCTCATTAGAATAAAATCACCCTCTTTACACAAAGGGCCGGTGGGGTATCGCGCAGGGTCATTGTAAGCATCAGCCCCTAACTTCAGGACAACACCAACAATAGACCCTATTTCCTCATCATGCAGAGTTACAGTGGACTTTAATATGCCACCCTCTGTTTTTTCATCAGGTTCTGGTAATGCGATTAACAGCTTATAACCCACTGGGTCAGGCAACTGTTTTGCCTTGCGAGACTCTTCGTCCTCGATTTCGTTTGTTGCTAATGCTTCTGACATTAGATATTCCTATGCACTGGAGATTCGCGTCCAGAGTCGCGTTGCACCGCATAATGCGGAGAAATTACGCTTTATCGTACCTTTCTTTAAGGTCGAGAAGCTCCCTTTCAGCCATCGCAAGACCTTGTATGATCCCGCAACACTTAGAGTATTCACTAAAATCAGAGCAACCACCACCGCTTACATGGTCACTCATCTCATTCATCTGCGCTCTTATACCTTTTCTGATCGAATCAAACAAGTTTTCAGATATAAGATCACTCATCCCTTAATTCTTTTGCAGTCTGAACGCCAGCCTTAAATCCCTCTATTGTTTCCTTGGAGGATATTTTTTCTGATGTTCTTTCGTTTTCCATAATCTCTTTAGCTATCTCAAGACCTAATTTTGCTTCCTGAATCTCGCCGTTAGAGCCTAATCGTTCACGCTCCATCTCTTCCTTAGCGATATCGGATTCTCTTTTAGCATTTATCTTAGCCATTTCTATACGCTCATTCTGATCCATTCTCTCTCTTTCAACAGAGGACTTATCTGAAGCTTTTTGCATATCGGCTTGTATTTTGCCCATCTCAGTCTGAGCTTTGATCTGAACTTGCTGCTCTTTAATCTGAAGCTCTTTCTGTTGCATCTGCACAATAGGATCTTGAGCCTGCTCTTGAGCCTGCTTCTGTTGCTGCTCTTGTTGTCCAGACTTAAGAACCTGTTCTGCCGCAGGAGCCACTAATCTAGAGATTCTGTACTCAATATCTTCCGGTAATGGCTGGTCAGGAGGCGGAAGCTCCACTCCAAGCTCTTTTTCTACCTGCTGACGGTATCTAAACGCCAAATGCTCTTGAACATGAGCAGACATAGCGGCCATAACCTTCTGAGCATTAGGA